CCAAGACCTTTGGCGACACCAGGGGTGGATAGGGCGAGGATAAGCGTTAGTGCCATGAGTTTTTTAATCAACTCTCTCTACTTCTGTTGGCGGCCCCCACAAGTGCCAAGACTCTGCACGTGTGCAGACTTGGGTGTACTCGATCAGGCCTGTGGTCAAGTCTGTGAAGATTTGAACCATGGTTAGTTTGTTTCTAGACCTTAGGACGGTGTAGCCCCATGTGGGAATCATGGTCGGTTGGCCATCATTTTAAGCCATAGCCAGCATGAGACCCAGCCCATTATAAAACTGTAGATAAATTGGGTGTCGGTCATGCCCAGCCCCTAACCATGTCCATACCTTTTTGGGTGATGCCACACACAATGCCCTGAGAGCCACTTGTAAGCGCTCTACGGATGCCTAAGTCTTGGATTAGTCCAATGGTGCGCAAGTCACTGCAGCGCTTCCAGTAGCCCTTTATTTCGTGGCCAGCCAACGCTGATCGAGCGCCTGCTTCTTCATCGGTTAGGCCCAAAGTTGCGTAGTAATACTGTTCTAGCAATAACGCTCGATGGGTTCCCACCCGTATCGGGCTAATTTGCCGTGATGTTTCGGGGTCTGTAGCCCGGAATAGTGGTAGGTCGGTGTATGTCATGTTTCCTCTGACTTTCTGCTATTTGAGTAGCGGTGGTTACTTTACACAATTTAGAAAGTCGGTGGTGGATACCCAATGGAAACAAAGTACCCACCACCTAGCCCCAGCACTGCTCAAACAGTGTCTGGGAATCCTATTTAAGCGCTCTGAATTGTTGCTCGAAGTGCTCTGGCGTTTGGTTAGCTAACTCAATATGCAGCCAATTAGGCGAGCCTTGATACGAGCCTGCGTTGTCTGTGGCCGTAAAGATTTTGACACCAGCCTTGCCTTCGCCTCGACTACAGCGGTAGCCAGCGCCGTACTCGCCATAGGCGTACCAGTGCATTTCGCATAGTCCTAGGGCTTTGCTGTTGGCTAGAAACCAGTCCCAGATAATACGTGCCTGGGCTTCGTCTTTGTATTTAAGATCAGCTGCATAGCCGGTGGCGTGTACAGATAGTCCTGCATTGTTGCGCATTGGGCGGTTGGCGTATGTGCCTAGTGAGGTCATGCCCCAGCGCGCTTTGCACAGCTCTACAAGTTTGGCGGTGACGGGCTGTGTGCCTTTGCCATCCCATGATGGGTAGTACGGGTACGGTCTAACGGTCATGGTGCTGGTGGGTCTTTAGGTCGGTCTTTGAGGCCATTCCCTGCTAATACCCCCAAGAGCCCCCCAGTAAGGGTGGCGAGCATTGGTGAAAGTACAGACCATGCCGCATCATCATTAGGGGAGACTTCGAGCGGTTGGGTTACAAACAAAAGGCCGTAAAGCAATGCCAAGATGGAAGCAAGAAAGGCAAGTGTTAAACCGATGGCTACGACAAAAATAAGTCGTGCTTTTATTTCTTCGTTTGTGTGTCTGTTGTCTGGTTTCATACGCACTTCCCTCCAGTGCCATAGGCAGGTGCAATGGTTGTTTTGACTGTTTCGGTTACTCCGCGTAGGGCTTTGTTTTTGGTTGGTGGGCAGTTGAGGCGTTCACGATCTGCGCAAGCGGTCAGCGATGCACAAATCACCAATAGAATCAAGGCTTTTTGCATTAGTTGTTGTATCCGTAAACGCTAACTGTTCCTGTGTATGTTGCAGCGTTTCCTGAGGCAAGGATTTTGAATCCTGTTGCGCTGTATGACTCTGTTTGTACGCCAGCATGAGAGTAAAGGTTTCCGCTGTAACTTGCTTCGACTTTGTATCCTGTTTCGGCTGTTGAAAACGGACGATAAAAAGTCATGGTGGCGTAAATACCAGCAGTTGATTGTCCAGCAATTCTCCAACCATCTGTCCCGGTTGTGCCTGAGTCTGTGCTCAGAACGCTTCCGCTTGTCGCAACTAAGCCTCCTCGGTTGTAGTTAGTTGTCTTTGCTGTGGTGCCGTTGAGCAGTTGGCAGTTTGTGTATTGGCCAGCAATAGAAGAAGTGCAGCGCAAGACCGCCACATAGTTTTCATAGTCAGCGCTGAATACGGCTGTTATGTCGGGACTGGCTGTCGTGAACGATGTTGTGCTAATAAGCCACATTCCCACTGCGTTCATTTGTGCTGCAGTAAGGATTTGACCACTTGTGAAGTCTGGAGGTGTTGCCATGTTTGTGTTTCCTTTCTAGAAACTGAGAAGGTTATTGTCGAGCGTTCCGAAGATTGCGTCATTAAGTGCTAGGTAGCCATTGTTGTCTGTGCTCTCAAAAGTGTACGAAACAATGTGGCTCCCGGGTGTGATGTTATGCGCAATGCCAGACACAATAAGGGTCTGTGTCTCAGTGGCTGGCGTGCCCACCACAAAGTTTTTAACCACAGTGCAGATACTGGTCATGTCAAGGTTCAGCACAATGTTTTGGTCAGTGGCCGATAGGGCTGACATTTCGGTAGATAGCCCTGTAAACCTCAACACTGGGTTTTGGTATTTGCCGAGCAGATAGTTGCCAAGAGCTGCAACTTCTGTAGTCGTGCTGTTGAGCAAATTAGTTAGTGAATACTGCTGGGCCTGATAAAGAGCAATGCTGGCAGCGTTGCTAGTTGTCTGCACTGCTCCAGCGTCTGACTTTGTCACTATGTAGTTATAAAGCAGCTCGTCACCAAATTGGTTGATAAGCGACTGGTACCTAATGCCTGTGCCGTTAGTGTTAAAAGTTGCGCCAGCCACCGGGTTAAGAACACTAGACCTACCCTTAAAAGTTAAAGAGCCGTTAGCAGACATAAACAAATAGCCCTGCTCGCTGGTGTTTACAAGCTGCAGATAGTTAAGGCAGTTAGTGTCTTGGCTGATAGCAAAAGCGCCCAAAGTAGATGAGCCTGTGTCAATAGATCGAGCGCCTTGGTAGTTAATCTCCGCAAGGTCTAGCACTGCGTTAATACGTGCACCAGTGGCCTGTGCTGATGGGGTCACAGCGTTTAATGACTGGTTAGCAAGCACAGTGAAGTTGTCAGAACATGACGCGTACATCATGTCTTGGTTGCTGATGTCGTAGTCAAGATTCCAGTCAGTAATTAGCCCAGTGTAAATCGGTATGCCATTAGCCAGGATTTGTACCGGGCATCGTGGCAACACAAACGGGTAGTAAGGGCTGGCGGTGTTACTTGGGTTCAGCACTTGGCTGGCGTTGTCAAAAGCAATGACAGCTGTGCCGGCATTGAACTGGTCTAACTGGCGTGAACGGCCACGGGTAATGCTGACATTCTCGACAAGGCTTGTGAGATCAACAAAGGTCAGACCGCCTAAAGTGCCACGGCCTGCAGTATCTAAAACACCATAGAACGCATCGTTTAATTGAAACGGTGTGCCAAAGCCAATGGTGCTCTGAAAGCCCACCAGCACTTGCATTGTTGGTGTGCTCATGCTGGTGCAAATACCGTTCCGCTACGGCGCTGTGCCTTTTGGATGGCTGCAATGATGTCCTGACCTACTTGATCTGGGGTAGCCACTAGACCAGCGTTCACCGTAATATTCATACCCATGCCACCAGCCTTAGACAACGGAATTACAGCTTCTGGGCCTGCTTCGCCTATTAGCGCCAAGGTAGGGCTAGTCACAATGCCACCAGTGGCCATTGCTTTGTAGTCAAGTCCTGCAGGGTTAGCGCCACCAGATGCACTACCTTCGCCACCTAAACGGCCGAGGCTAATTTGACCTAGCGAGCCAATGTCTTTGCCAGGCTTAATTAAGTTAATGCCCTTAATGACTACGTTAATCATTGTGATAAAAGCGTTAGCCATAAACTCAAAGTTACGCGCCACCTGATTAACGACAGCATTAACTACAGCGCGGAAAGTGTCAAACTTCTTATAGGCCGTAACAAGTGCAACACCTAAAGCAACAATGCCAGCCGTGATTAGCACTGCAGGGTTAAGGGCCATGGCTGCATTAACCAAAACAACAGCAGCGGCTAAAGCACCAAAAGCCACAGCCACAGCCGTGATTAGTGTTGGGTTGTCTTGTGCCCATTGTGCGAACGATTGAAGCACTGGCAGTGCCTTTTCAAGTATTGGCAACAGTGCAGCGCCTACACCTTCTTTGGCTTCACCAAGGGCGACGCCTAAACGCTTCATAGAGCCTGCAGCAGTGTTAGCGGAATCAGTTGCAGCACCGCCAAAAGTGACAGCCATCTCGGCCATGACTTCTTCCATGCTTGCGCCGTCTTTAATCATCTCGCGTAGCTCTGGTGACAGCTTTGCCAGGGCAGTCATGTTGCCGCCATACGCCTTTTCCATAGCTCGTGTGACACTTTCGAGACTGACGCCCTTGGCTGCGGCAATGTCCATAGACAAGTTGGCGGCTTTTTGGGCTTCGTCAATGTCCATCGTGGCGCGCACCAGTCCAGCCAGTGCCGGGCGTAGCTCGTCATCTGTTACGCCTTTAAGTTTGCCCTGCTGGGTTATGTAGGACTCGACGCCAGCAATCTGTGCATCAGTGGCTGCAGTGGTTTTCTGTAGCTGACGCGCCAACATTGCCTGTGCCTGCTCATCTTCCATAGCACCCTTGACAGCATCACCAAGGCCAGCAACTAAACCACCAAGCGCTACTGCTGCATATTTGTTGGCTTTCCCTAGCGCGTATTTCGCTTTGGCCTGCGCGCCTTCTAAATCCTTAAAACCCTTCTCGGCTTCCTTCAATCCCTTTGGGTTGAATTGCGTAACGATTGGTAGGTAAATAGCCATTAGCCAGATGTCCTTGCTTGTAGTGCGCGGTTAGCGTCAGCGATTACTTCATCCACGGCTTTCATAATGTCAGCTGTGCCTTGCTCAGCAATAAAGGCACGTGAGCGCCACAAGCCGCGCTGGGGCCTGCCAAAAACATTGGTGAGCAAGCGTGAGAAGTCGCTGTTGTTTTTTGTCCCTGCCTGGCTGAACAGTGCGCCAGCTGCATCTTTCTGCACAAGAGTGACCAATGGTGTGATGCCTTGGCCACGTGCACGACCACCAACCATAATTTGTACACCCTTGTCCACAGCAGTTTTGTCGTAAGTAAGCCTGCCCTTTTTGCCTTTTTTGCCTACTCCCCAACCACGTATCATGCTGACACCAATTTCTGGTGGGAACTGTTCACGGCCCTTTTCAAGCATTGCTGGGCTACTGGCTTTAATCTTGGCTGCGGCCTTAAAGCGCGCTGATTTGTCTAACTTGCTGAGCTCTGACAATGCCTGCTTCAAGCCTGTGATTTCGGCGCTTGTTTCTAGGCTCATGCTTTGCGGCTTTCGTTTAACAGCTTAATCGTGGTGTTTAGATCAGCAATATCAAACTCTACAGCAGGTGGCCACCAGCCTGTGGCTACTAAGAGACTGGCTAGGGAATGGCGGTAGGTTCCGCTTGGGTAGGGTTTGCCGGATCATTGTCCACCACTTCCAAAGTCACTAGGCGCTTAATGAAATCGTCAAGTACTACGGGCACTGTGATGCCAGCAACTTTGGATGACTCGTACGCCATAAAAGCCAAGTCCTCAATGCTTATGCCTTGCTCACCGATGGTGCTTGACTTGCGTTTGTATTTGCGTTCCCACTGCACAATGACGTACAGACTGGTTTGCACTTGGTACGGGCCTTCGCCAGCATCCACTAAAAGAGTTAGTTTCATGTCGGGTTCCTTTGGTTATGGGGATGTGATGTCTCGTGCGTAGGTGCCGCCAATAAATGACGCGGTAATCATTGACAGTTCACCAACAGAGCCAGTAATTGGTGTGAAGTCCACCAGCTGCATATTGATGATTGTGTACTCAGGGTTAGACGCTGACTCTGTCGTGCCTGATGGCGAAATGACTAACTGTGTAGTACCTGTGCCGAGATTGGCAAACAATGTGGCCTCGACCTCATTAGTGCCATAGCTGAGATACATCTCAAGCTCTACCGATACTGTCTGCAGACCTGGCACAAAACGATGGCCAGTATCACCAAAAGCAGTGCTTTCAAGACTGTCCACGCCAAGTGTGATAGTTGCGCTGCGGCACTGGTCAGTCAAATCAACAGCTGTACCACCAGTGGTGGGCGCAAGGTTTACGGTTGGGTTAGTGAGGTAAGTGCTTGTGGCCACGTTGGTTCTCCTGTGTCAAACGGTGCCGGGTGCCGTATCTGTTTATAGTTCTAGCAGATAATACTACTGCAGTTGTGTATGTCATTGCTTCTGTGCCTGCATCGCCATTTGTAGATCGTAAGCAGGATAGGTAGCGCCACCAATTTCTAGTGATGACGGTTGGCCAGCCATAATGACAACGCTTGAGCCAAGCACGGTAGCCACGATGCTCAGGATGTTTTCCAGCACATTTTGGGCTGCGGTGCCACTGCCAATGACACGCACTGGGATGGTGACGCGCACAATGTTGCCACCGCCAGCGATTGTCTCAAAACTAGGTGCATCGAGGAAGACACAGTTAGGCACAATCTTTGTGGGATCACTGACACAACGGATGCCAGTCACTGCCGTAAGTGTGGCCTTGAGGTCTTGCATAGCCTCGTTGAGAAGCCCTGTGGCAGGCATTAAGCCACCTGTGGGCGGTCTATGCCCAAGAGCTGTTTAATCATCGGTGTCATGGCACTGACGGGCGCTGAGCCCATACCATCGAACGTGGCAAAAGTGTCCTGTACTGAGCCTCGCGCGCGCCACAATGCAGCTGCATACATAAGCGTACCCAGCGTGCAATCGTGGCCCGGGCTTGTGGTCAGACTATCAAAATAGCCCGACTCTTGCCTGCGCCGATAAGCAAAGTCGTTGGCAGCGTTTCGAGCCTGCGTAGCAAGCGTGTAGTCATCGCTTGGGTTCACAATATCTACGCCGAGATATGTCACCAGCTGGGAAATGCTTATCCATGTGCAATCCTGCGTAAAAGTGATAGTGCCACTTGATGCAATGCGGCCAACATCAGCACCAGTACAAGCAAAAAGCACCTGGTTAGGAATACTGACATTGCTG